GATAAACCCTGCGCCACGAACGGGATACCGCTAGCGGCATACTCCAGGCCTTTAATGTAAGACTTGGCTTCGTTAAACGGGATCGTGTTTAGAGGGACAATCCCAATATCGAACGAGAACATTTCGTGATAGTGAGTGAATGGGCGCATCGGGCTAGTCGTCAACCGTTCCGGGTTAATACCCGACCGTGCAGCAAAATCCGCACCGTGATCCGGCTGCCACCCTGAATGGTGAAACATCAAATTGTTGTTCTCCAGGAAGTCAGGCAGCCAGTCACGTGTCGTCTCCACGTCACCCGACCTGTAACCCAAAGCGCCCACCCACCCGATCACTGGTTTCGTTTTCTTCACCGGCCTGCGAGTGAACTGGTCGGGAACAACAACGTTGCGAACCACGTAAATGTTTGGGTTAAACTGGCGGTAGAAGTCCTGCAATAGCGGGGTAGACACTGTCACTAGGTCCGCTAGGCGAATAATCTGTTCGTAAATGTCCCTATTGCGTACCTTGTTCTTTACTGGGTCCGTGCCATGAAATGCTTTATTGTCCTCATGCAGGTCGTGGTAGAAATCGTCCACGTCCACGACAATTTTCTGCCCGAGTTCTTTCGCCACCTGTATCTGGTGCGGTAGCCAGCGGTCCATCAGTTGCTTCAAGAACACGACATCGAAACCAAACAAAGCCTCTTTACTGTTCGCCTTCTTCACACCAAAACCGTGCATGGAAGTCCAGGCAGGTAAACCCAGGTAGGACTCGCGGCCCATCATGTTCATCGGCAAGTACGAGCGGTAGTAGGTGCAGCCGCCAGGAATCAGTTTTCCGTCAGGAAGATGCGTGAATTCGCCGCTGAGGAACGCGAACCTATTCGTCTTCATCAACTTCGAACGCTGACCACGAGTTCGTTTCCGACATCGAAACCAGCGATTCCTTCCACAGATACGAGGCCCGCTTAATCAGATCGTCCGCTACATCAGGGTTCCAGGACGCTTGCTCCGCAACAAGAGAAACCTCAAGGTCGCCGTAAGAAATCTTGGCGATCAGGTTCTTGCTAGGAAGCGCCATCACGAGCCATCCCATCATGTATCAGGAAGTAAGCAACACCATCCACTGTGTTGTCCCTAGAATACCCGGCCCTAGAGCGGCTGATCTTGACGAGGACCATCATTAGGGCCACGTCCTCACGGGTGACCGGGTGCCCTAAGTAGTTGGACCACAAGCCCGCTATCCGCTCCAGGTTCTCCTCTGGTGGACCGTACGTATCGTTGCGGTCTTCCGCCACAAGCCGGACTGCTTCGTTTGCCACGGTCACGTCAATCATCGAGCCACACTTGGTATTGGGCTGTGACCCTGCCTGCTTCCGGGTTGATGAAGTGGAGCCGCTGGCTAGGGATAGAGGAGGAGGCGAGGCCGACGCTGGCGTAGCGGTTGTCTGACTCTGTGGAGCCTGTGCCGTAGACCGCTCCTGCTCCGTCAGCAAGCGAATATTGGTAGTGGGTGTGGTAGTGGCCGACGTACACGTCGCGGAAGTGCCACGGGTACGACCCCGACCGCCAGCGGTTGACATGGTTCACGATAGTAGTGGCAGAGGCATACCCGTTCCGGCCTACCTCGTCACCGTGTATGAGCAGCGCCCGGTACTGTCCAATTTCAACTTTCTGAATATCATTTGGACAGTCCTGCCAAGTGAGCCGCTTCTCGTCCCTGAGTATCTGGCGGGCCAGTTCGTAGGTCATCCGGTCAGCGTTGTCGCTCCTGGGAACAGCGTCTCTCTTGGAGCCGAGCCTGCCGTGGTTACCCCACTCAGCGACAACGGTAACGTTTTCATAAACCCCGAGCGCCCTAGTCACCACCTCCACGAGGAGGTTAGACACGGACACGTACTGCCCGAACAGGGTCGCGTCGATCTCAAACGGCTGGGTCGGGAAATTGAACAGCCCCTCAATCATGTCCCCGCCGAGGAGAATCCAGCAGTCCTTGACCGGGTGGTCTTGCCGCTGGATGTCCGTGATCTTGATGGCCTTATCCACAAACCTGTGGACACGCTTGTGCATAACCTGAGAGTCATAGGTCACGGTCTTCTTCGCGCCCTGCCAGTCCGTCAGATGCCATAACGCGGCCTCTGGAGCCTTCCTGCGGGCATCTTTAGGCGGGGAGGGTATCTGGATAGGGTGCGCCAAGATAGCGTCCCTACAGGCTTCTATAATTGTTTCTGTCAGGTGGTCGGTGCGGCCCTTAGCCCGAAGCAAATCCCGCTGGGTCCTAACCAGGGCAGCCCGCAGGTCATCAATCTCCGCCTGCGCCTGCAACCCCTCCTCCGAAACCCGCTCCTGAATAGTCACTTCTTACACTCCCCTACTCGGTGACGACGCAGAGTGGTTTCCGCTAGAGGAAAACCCTCAGCCTTCAGAATCCTCATAAGGCCAGCGTTAGAAATAGTGGGATCATCAAGAGCCTTCTGGAGAGCAGCCGATTCACCCTCTGGCAGTTCCTTCAGCAGCGTGCAGGTCTTACAAACAGAACCAATACGGGGAGGCTCATAGTCCGCTAGGCGTTGAGCAATACTCATACCACTCCTCAACTGAACGGTTCAGTCGATGGAATGGTAGCCGATTCAGTCGATGCCTAGCGCCTTAGCCCATTCGACACGAACAATCTCATCACGAGCCAGACTCGGCAAAGGCCACAGCGACCCATCACTATCAGCGGCGTTCGTGAACGACACATGGATATGAGCCGTGTGCCCATAGCCCCGGCCCCGCCACCTCCACCACGTCCTCTTATAGGTGCCGGACGCGATCTGATCTTCGTATACTACGTATTTCAGGCGCTTAGCACCCGGTAATGCGGATTGTGCGTAGGCCAGGAGTTCATCAGCCAACCGCATAGCAGCAGCACCGTTCCGCTCCTTGCCCCGACCAAAGTTCTCGTCAATGTCGATAGCGTGAACGATGCCATTCTCGTCAGGATTATGGTCACTGATTCTCTCGCTGTGCTTCCGGTCCCCGATCCATCCATCTGTGCGGCGGTCCCGGTGGGGCCACTTCTGATTGATCTGATTGCGTAGCGTGATACCGCCAGCGCACAAGCGGGCAGGCTTACGGTTTCGTGTTGGCATATGCAAGACCACCAATAAACACCGCGTTCGCCAACCCAATCAGAGCGACACCCAACTCGTCGCTAACCCAGCCAGCAATCACCAGGACGGGGATAGTGGCAGCGGAAACCCCATACAGGTACTTGCGCCACTTCGTAGGAATGTTCGGCATTACTTCTCCAATCCGATTTTGTCCGCTATACGGGATACCGTATCAGCGATATCGGCTAGCGACTGGCCCCCATTCCGGTACCCAGGCTGGATCGGTTTGGTTGCCTTGCCCACCTCGTCACGGACAACGACACGGACGTACCACATGAGGCCACCGATAACGATGACCAGGATTCCTAGAACGCCCCCAATGAGGCCGACCCAATCATTGGGGGACATTCCACGTTACTCCTCGACCGGCTCTTCTGCTGGGGCTTCGGGTGCGACGAACTCGTCAAGAGCAGCGTCATACTTGTCCCCGATACCGGCGTAGCGGCCACGGAAATTATGGTTGTACGAGGTCAACTTCCAAACGCCATCAAGTCCCAGCGAGTGCTGGAAAGCATTAGCCGCTGCCTCAGTCTCAGCGGAGAACTCGCCGTTGTTCGGCAGGTCGCTGTTGTTGAGTACGTGTACTTCGCGGACGATGCCGTCCTCGTCGATTCTTGCTACGTGTGCCATGTGTGTTCCTTAGTTGTCGTTGTTGGATAGTTTACGCGGTGCGGACGCGGATAACTACGATACCGGAGCCGCCGTTGCCGGATGTTCCTGTTCCAGCACTGCCACCACCACCGCCAGTATTGGCGGTTCCAGAAGTACCATTTCCAGCACCTACCGCTCCCGCACCACCACCACCAGAGCCACCTGAGCCAGCGACAGAGTTTCCTCCACCACCACCACCACCTGCTCTTGTCACGCTAGACCCTGTGTACGAGTTTGCTAAACCAGCACCACCGTTTCCGCCTGTGCCACTAGTACTGTTTGCTCCAACTGCTCCCGCACCACCGCCACCACCACCTGAAGTGTTGTATCCGCCTGCACCCAATCCACCATTATTTCCCTGACTTAGAATAGACGAACCAAAACTACCTGATGTAGTACTTGACGATCCACATCCACTACCACCGTCGGCTGACACACCGGACAATGCGGAAACATCACCGCCACGCGGATACATGCCGCCGCCACCGCCACCTATAGCAATAAGGTTTCCTAGCCTTGAGTAGTCACCGCGCTTACCGCTAGTAGTTCCACTTGATCCTCCTGAACCACCTGCACCGATAGTTACGGTAATACTTCCACTAGGAAGATACACATTTGCTGCTTCTAGGTAACCCCCCGCACCGCCGCCACCCATTTGAACGTCTCCAACTCCATCGTTGTTGCTATAGCCGCCAGCGCCGCCACCAGCAACAACGAGAACATCAGCGAAACCCTCACGAGTAACCTCAAACGTCCCATTACCCGTAAACGAGTAGTAGTCATACGTCGCTGCACCAGACGTGTACGTGCCAGTGCGAGTGTTAGACGACACGGC